CTCATCATCATTTAAATCTTTTCTTTTATCAAGTTCAATTGATAATGCTTGTTTAGTTGGTCTGTTATTAAACTTTTCTACAAACTTTGAGATTTCTTCAAATACAATTCTCTCTTGTCTATCAGAAAAATATTCTGATTTTAAAAATGGTAAAACTTTTCTTGTGTAGTTTTCATTATAAACTAAATTACTTAATGTCGTTCTCTCTATTGTCGGTGTTGACATATTCCATACTTCCTTCTTCAATTTGTTTGTCCATGATATCAACTAGGATATCCCCTATTAAATTAAAAAAATCTTCTTTCATATCTTCTTTTGATAAACCATTTGAATCTAATATATCCCATTCAAACTTTAATGGCATATTACCATTTTCATCTTCATCTGCAAATGATACTTTTCCATAACGATAAACAACACCTTGGTATTTACCTGCATCTTTTGTCAAGCCTATTCCTGTCCAAGTTTGTTTTTCATTTACAACATATGTGTACTTACTACTAATATCAGACATAATGTAAATAACTTCCTATAATATATTTTGGTTCTTTGATTGGTTTGATTCCTGTATGAACATGTGTCCATAATGGTGGAAACATTAATAGTTTTCCAGTTACAGGTTGAACAGACATTCTATAATTTGGAAAATATGTATGTCCATGTTCATTGTCAGATAGATAAACAAAGAAAACTAAAAATCTTCTTGCACTTTCATAATCACCTACATCAACATGATAATCAAACATATCTTTATTGTTAGGTAAATATCTTTTCATACGAAACATTTCAAATGCAAACTTCTCTGGAAATACTTTATATGAAAGCAAATCACAATCTTTTGAATATGTTTCTATATATGAAAAAAATACTTTCTTAAGCTTGTCACAATACTTTTTCCAATTATCATGATGTTGTAATGTGATTTGTTTAAATGACATTTGATCTTCAAAAACAACATTTTCTTGTTGTTTTGGATTGTTTTCAAAATGTTCTATTAACTCTTTACATAAAGATGTTTCGATAACATTATCATAAACTCTTATATATGAATCACTCAACTTCTGCAACCTCTACTTGATTACCATACTTGAATTCTTTTTTACAAGCATCTTCTAATTGATTCATAATATCTTCTGTAAAATACTTTTCAGGTTCTTTGTTGATTTGTTTACCAAATGCTTTAGTACCATCAGGTAATTCATATCTTGTTGATACTTTCTTTATGATGTTATACTTTTCTGCCAAGTCAAGTAAACCATAGTATCTATCTAAACCTTTATCATATGATAATCTAACATCTACCATTTTGTTTTCTATTGTCAATCTAGATTTATGATTCTTACAATGAACAATATTGCCTACAACTTCTGTACCATCTTTCTCTTTTCTTTTTGAAAGGTAAACAATAGATGAAGCCGCATACTTTAATCCTGAACCACCACCCATCTCTTTTGTGGGAAACATTGAACCTACGACATCATAGGTATGATTTGTGATTACCATTGGTAGTTTAGCTCTACCTAATTTTAGAGTGATAACTCTAAATGCGGCTTTCAAAACTTGTGCTCTTGTCATATCTCTAGTTTCTTTACCTTCACTAGTATCTTCAACTTCTTTTGTAGTAGATAACATACCAAGTGAATCAAGACATAACATCATTTTCTTTCTATCTGATTCAGGTGTTTCAAGATACTTATTTAAAACTCGAAGTGTTTCTGTTCTAAATTCTTGAACAGTTGTCACAGGAAGAATAATCATTCTCTTTGGATCAATACCTCTGTCAATAACCATTTGTTTTGTTATTGCACTTTCTGATTCAAAATATAAAACACCTGCATCAGGGTTTGAATCAAGAAAGTTTTTTACCATACCCATCAAGAAAAAAGTTTTACCTGTTGCAGATTCACCTGCAAGTGCAGTTATTTTATTTGAAGGTAATCCACCATGAATACTTCCAGACAATAAACCATTTAATACATAAGAACCTGTATCAATAAAACTATCTACATCACCACCTTCAACACCATCATCAACTATTGAAGCATATTCATTACCTGAAGCCTTCAACATATCTTTTAAAAAATTACTCATAAGTCACCTTCTTTTCTATTATTAGAATTGAACTCACTAAAACCACCTGGGTATCTATCTTCTAATTTGTTAATATTCATTTCTATGATATCTTCTAAATCTGTATCAAGTGCAATACAAGCTTGACAAACATACCAAAGTATATCACCTAATTCTCTTTTCAAATGAAACTTTGTTTCTTCTTCAATTGGTTTACCTTGAAATACTATCTTCTTAATAATCTCTGCGAACTCACCTGATTCTGATGACAAACCCATTGCGGCTGTAATAATTCTTTCTGGTGGTAATCTATGTTCACGAATTAAGTCAACAGTATCTTTGAAATATCTTGTGTCTTTACTTTGTTGACTGGTTGTAAAATCTACAAAATCTTGATACTTTTTTAAGTATGCGTTTTTCATCATTATATATCCTCCTATTTAACTGCTAGAATACCAACGAACATAAAGTTTCGCCAGAATGGTTGAATGTTTTTGAAACCTGCACTAGATAACATTTGTTCTATCTCTTTGTATGTATTTGGTTTCATCATGTGTCTTAATGTGATTTCTTTGTTTAGAATATCATCTGTAGTAAATGATTTTCTTTTGTAATCATAATAATTGAATGTTAACATATCTTGAAATCTTGCATCTTCACAAATAGTTTTCTCTGCAAAAATAAATGCACCACCAGGATTTAACCCATCATAGATATCTTGAATAAGTTTCTGTCTATCTTGTTTAGGCATAAACTGTAATGTAAATATTGATGTTACTAGATTACAATTATCAAACTTATAATTACGAACATCATCTTTTATAAAGTCAACTTCTGCCCAATCATACTTATCATTGATTTGTTTTAATCTATCATCTACATTTTTAAAGAAACCTTCTGCAACTTCAATACCGATATAAGTTGCTTCTTTAGCCCAGTCTTGATTCTTTTCAATAATTGCTTCTGTTAGCTTACCAGTAGAACAACCAATATCAACTATGTTAGTTGAATCTTCTACAAAATATGTAGAGAAACTAATAATATCATTTAGTAGATTACTATAACCACGAATAGAGTTTTCAATATGTTCATCAAAACCTTCTTCTCTATGTGCGAATGTAAAATCAGCCATTCTTATACTCCTTAATAACTTTTTCATAAACAGAATCTGCAATTGATTTTAGAAGTAATGGTGGTACCATTCTTCCAATGCGTTCTGCTTTTTGATTCCACTTACCTGTTAAAATAAAATCATCTGGTAATGATTGTATTCTTTTCAATTCACCGATTGTTAACTTCCTAGGTTCGTTCCAGTGGAAAGCACCAGCAGTTGTAATCTGTGAACCCATTGCAGTTAATGTAGGACCTGGTTGTTTTAAAGAAACTCTCTTAAGATTAAAGTGATGTCCTTTAGGATGATAGTCACCACCCGTCAAAACTTTGTCTGGATTGTTTGGCATTTTACTACCAGTTTGTTTCCAGTATGCAGTATTTGAAAATCTATCTGTTAACATCTTCACTTCTTCAGAATCATACTCTAAATCTTTTAAAGCTTCTTCTAACGAAACAACATCTCTACTTTCTTCAGGAAATACATTTGCAATATTCATAAATGTTAATCCAACTTTTGTTGTAATATCATTTCGTAAACCAATAAAGAATACTCTTGTTCTTGTCTGTGATACACCAAAGTAACGACTGTCTAAAACTTTTGCACAAACATCATAACCAATATTCTCAAATGTATTCTGTATCTTATTGAAATATGTTTTTGCTTCACCAACAGTAAGACCTGCAACATTTTCTGCAATAATAACTTTTGGTTTTATTTCATCAGCCACTCGTAGAAATTCAAAAAATAAATCTTCGATATTTTCTACCATCTTACCGTCAGAATAATTTTTAGTTTGACCCCAACCATCACTATGTTTACCATCTTTACTATGAGATAATTTACCTGCAACACTAAATGCAGAACATGGAGGTGAACCATCTAGAATATCTAATTCACCAACATCAAGTTTTGCAATGTCAAGAAAATCTTTACCTGATAATTTTTTAATATCACCAGGTAAGATTGGAGTGTTAGGGTAATTTTCTCTATAAGTGTTTTGAGCTTCTTCAACAAATTCATTCATGCAAAGTATATTACCACCTGCAAGACGATAACCAGTAGAACTGCCACCACCACCAGCGAATGTTGATATAACAGTAAATTTATTCTGTGAAGATGCGTTCATAACATCTTTAAGTGTGTAAGGATTATATTTCATATAGAACCATTATATAGTATTAATTGTGTTTTGTCAAATTTTTATTCAAAAAAAGTTTTCTAATGTGTTAGTATTATTTAGCAAGTAGTGATCTCTACAAATATCCATAACTCTTTGTCTGGATTTAAAATTAATGCGGTTGTTGTCAATAAGTGTTTCAAATAATTTATCTACTTTAGATTCTAATTGTAGATTCAAATGTTTGTTAACTTTACCAATCATGTTAAATTCTTTTTCAAATGCTTTTC